GTGGTAGTTGATGATGGCATTAGCCGACGAGTTTGAAAATCCAGCCATGATTTACTCCTAATTGGTGGGGGTGGGTTGCACAGATTGGCTAGTAGCAGCGTCTTGCGCCAACTCAGCCTTGAACAGTTGGTAGTGCGATGCACTCAGGCCTGCAATATCCGCAAATTCAGAGTCTTTTGCATAGGCTCTGAATAGGACAAAATGAATCAGCGGGTTTTTGCAGATGTCTTTGCAGTTGATTACCCCGCCTAGAGTTGTGTCCGCAGGCAATGCTGAGTAAACGGCATCAACACTTGCGCCAACAGCAGCAGGCGGATAAACATAGAACACGTCTGGCTCGCGCTGGTCGTAGCAAAACTGCTTGATCGTTAGGCTTGGGGTTTTTGTGTACCAGTTGCGGTCAATCGCATCCAGCATGTTTCGGTCAACTTGCCGAATGGATCCGCCATTGGTGTTGCGGATGATCTCGACTTGGTTCTGCGCTGATGTAGGCATGGACTGTTTGGCACCCAAGACAAGCGGGATAGATGCCGTCGTCATGAACATGTCAGGGCGCATCATGGCGATCTCGCGCTGACCATCGTTTAGGTGCTCAACCAATTCGGCCGTAGTCCACCTGGTGCCCGTGTCTTGCAGAATGCTCTGCACAGCAGTGATGATGGTCTGGGTGTTCATAGATCAAACCGGTTGGGCTTCACGACAAGGCGACCTGGCGTGCGCTCATGCACTTCTTCGCTCCGGCTTTGATAGATGCCTGTGCTGAACTGCTGTTGGTAGTAGGCCGACAGGCTCGGGTTTGACCACGTCACCCCAGGCATCGCCATTAGTCTCGACTTAGTCCCCGCAGCAATCGCCATCATGAAGCGTTGGGCCAGGTAGTCTGGCAAGCTGGTTGACCCAAGAGCTGGCGCGAAGGCCGACCTGACCGAGAGCGATGCAGTTGGGGCTGACGGCGTTGGGTACACCGTGATCACACCAAAGTCACTCGATGAGTTGTACATCGTTGGCGTGCTGCTGGTTGATAATGGCCCAGCCACACCTTGATAAGCAAATAGTCGGTTGCCATTGCAGAACACGTCACGAATGGCGACAACATAGGCCTGGGATGGTGTGTCAAGGTCGTAACTCGCAACACCATCCACCAAGACGATAGGGTCTTGCGCCTCGGTCCACGAAAGCGTTTCACGGCAAAAGTCAGCAGCAGCAGAGACCAGATGCATGTCAATCAGAAGATCGGGGCACCCGACCACCTCTGGCATGACGTAAGGGTGAAACGCCTCTAGCTTCATGCCGGTACTGCGGAGAAGGCGTAACGCGGCATGGTGCGCTCTACAACAACGCCACCAGGACCTGGCTTCATGCGGGTGACTACTGCATTGCGCAGCACTTCAACCACTGACGATGGCACTTCAAAGGGCTTGTCGCGTGGGATCTGATAGGCGTACTCATTCACACCAACAAACACGGCATCGCTGCCAGATTCGTCGGGGGACGAATGGATGGTGATGATTTGACGGTCACCTACAACGGGTTTTGCTTCGGAGACCTTGCGGGGCTTCTTGACCTCGACGGGATCATCGATGGTGCTAATTTGCGAATCGGACATTTGGTTACCTCAATGAAAAAGGGACCCGAAGGTCCCAATAAAAAAGCCCCTGGCGGTTAAGCGCAGGGGCTGGTTTGCTGTTTAGGCAGCAGGCAGAATTGCCACGTCAGTGAAGGTCGGAGTCACGCCGGTTGCATTCAGGTTGGTCACGCCTGCTTGAAACGAGTAACCTGTGGTGTTGACAACCTTCATGTAGCCGATAGGCGTGTAGCCGGTCGGCACATCAGGCACCTTGCCATCACCCACAGCAGTGGCACCCATCTGAAACTGGCTCAGGTTTTGACCGCGGCCAAGGTTGTTGATCCATGTGCCTTGTGACACGCAGATAGTCCCAGCAGCATTCACCCCAAGGGTGTAATAGCCGGTGACAGATGTGGGTTGCACGCCATCCAAAGCCGACAGAGTTGCCGGGTCAGGCTGGATTTGGCTCACAGTTGCCGTCAATTTGCCATTCAGAAAATGGGTAGCCACAATGGACTGCGCAGACAATGCGGCATGGGTGAAGATCAATCCACCCTGGGTGAATGTGAAAGTGCCCGTGCTGGCAACGGTGGCGGTGGAGCCCCCAGTAGCGGCCAAAGTGATCTTGGTCAGGCACATATTGCCAATCAGGTCTTTCAGGGCTTGATTGGTTACGTCAGAGATTTTGCTCATGATGATTTCCTTAAAAAGTTTCCCGCGCAGGAATAAAAAAAGCCCTACAGCGCGGAGTTGCAGGGCTTTGGTTTTCGCCGCGTGGGCGACGATTTGGTTTAGGCTGTAGTCGTCAGGGTCACCGCAGCAGCAGTGGTATCCGTGGCGATGGTGGCGTTTGCGTTGTAGTCAGTTCTGAGCTGATTAAACGATGTCGCCAGTGCAGTAAGGTCAACCAAAATCCCTTGCAGGAGCTTGTTGGCCTCAAGACCGTTTTGAGCCGGTGTCATGTAGTTGGTCGATTGATTGATGCTAGGCATGTCAGATCCTTTGAAAGTTAAGTTGAAGTGGGGACTGGCCCCACCTCATGTCACTTAGGCCGTTGCGGCGACTTCAGCCCGGATAATCCAAGCATCATTCAAAAGCACGCAGGTTTGGTAGCCCTTCCAACTGACCGAACCACGCTGAGCCAAAGGATCAGAGTCGCTAGGCTTGGGGTTCACAACCATCGGGGTCACTGCGAAAGCGCCCTTCAAGGCGATGATCCCGTAGGCATCGCGGCCCAGGTAGATGATCGGATACACATCGGCCTTGGTGCCGCCAGTTGACAGCATCGAGCCCTTGTTTGCACCAGCATCAGGCCAGGGTTCACAGATCGTGGTCGAGATGTAGCGAACATCATCGATCTTGCCGATCTCGTTCTCCCAGGGGCTGATCGAACCATACTTCTCAGCAGGAGTGAAGCCGGTAGCCTTGCGGATATCGGACTCAAGGTCAGGGTGGCAGATGCCAACAAAACCAGGGGCCACATTCTCGGTGCCGAAGCTCGGGGTCGAGCGAACGATGGATGTGATCTGGCGGGCGTTTTGGCGCTTCAGAGCACGAACAGCACGACGCTGGATGTCCACCGAGAAAGCCCCAACAACAGAAGTGCGAGCAGTGATGGATGTATCGGGATAGATGACATTGGTGCCAGCCTTCAGCACGCCATAGCGCATCTTCTCGACCATCTGAGATGCCTGCTCACCCAACAGGGCAACAGCCTCTTGCAGCGTGTTGTCCTCATGGGTGTCCAGGATCACGTCAGAGATCGTGACCAAACCGCCATACTGGTCCAGCGTAGCGGTAACGTCAGTCACAGACAAGGCTTGAGATGCAGGCGTAACGCCTTCACCCAAAGTCACGGGGGTATTGCTCAGCGCGTTGTAGCGACGAAACTTTTCAACCTTGGTGGAGTTGCTGGGCAGGCTCTTGGCTTGACCAAACTTCTCGAACACAAGGTACGGTACGCCGCGCTTCAGAAGTTCTTTTTCTGCATAGGCGGCTGTGCGAGGGGTGATATCCCCATAGACAACATTAGACATGATGATTTCCTTAAGATGAAATGAAAAAAGCCCGTGAGGGCCATCAAAAGGAGCTAACTAACTCGTATGCCGTATGCAAGCCTGTCGATTCATGCGGGGGCTTTGCGCTATCCCGAATTGACCGCTGCGCGACTGGTGTCGTGCTCCGAATTTGCTAGTTGGCGTTCACCCCGAAACCAGCGGTCAGGGGCATGGTGTTGACGTACACCCTGCAAAACGACGAGGTAACCTGGACTCGTGCGTTTAGTCTTTCGACTGTTAACTAGAACTGTGACCACGCTTCGGCATAATCGTCCGATTGCGCGGGCTTCTCCGGGATCTTCATCCCTTTGGACCGAACGCCTTCAGCGGCATCCATTGCGGGCTCTTGGTCCACCTTGTTCAGGGTTGACTTGTAGTCGCCCAATAGCTTGACGATCTGGCGGGCGCTGCCGGACTCAATCACTTTCATGGCCTGGGCTTGCTGGGTCTCATCCAGGCCTTCGACATAGCTACGAAACTCTGGGCTTGCAGCTACATCCATGAAGTCAGGGTGAGCATCAGAGATTGATTCGTAGTGGCTCTTGGCTTTGTCTTGGACCAGCTCGTTAACCAAGCCGTCCATTTCGCCTTTAACCTGACCCATGCGCTCATCGGCTGTCTTGCCAGCAATCTCGGAAGCTTTGGTCTCAATCAGCACTCCAAGCATTTTGGTGAAGTCATCGCCAAAATCATTGGCTAGTGCGGCCATGGCTTGGTCCACAGTCATCTGTCCGCTTTCAACCGCAGCAGCGGCTTCTTCGACAGCTTCAGTGACAGCAGGCTCGGTAGACTCTTGGGCCTGGGTTTCTCCTGGTTCGCTGGGCGACTTCAACGCATCTTCACGGGCCTTTAGCTCAGCCTCGCGAGCCTTTAACCTGCCCTCCCAGGACTTTTGGCGTTGGATGTCTTTGGGGTCAGTTGGTTCATCGGTTGCGCCATCGTTCTCAGTGGCAGTAGGCTCGACTGCGATCACGATTGCCGGTGCAGTTTCTTCTTCTGCTGGCACCATTTCAGCCGCATCAGGATCAGACGGGGCTTCGTCTTGCGTGCCAAAGACCTCGTCTTCGGTTTGCTCTTGCTCGGCCGGAGCTTCTGCGTTGAATGCTGATGCAAAATCCTCTTGATCTTGCTGCATGTTTTCAGGGGTTGCCATGATGTTTACCTTTCGGGCTTTGTTGAGCCCTCACGGGCCTTGACTATCCGGACACAAAAAAGCCGCAATGAAGCGGCTCAAATGGGTCACGGGGTTAAGAACTTTTTAACTGAGGCAGACGATGTTGGTCGCAGTGGTCGCGGCCATGACAAACTGAAATTTGCCAGTGATTGTTGAGCCAGCAAGACAGGCGAACGTAGCCTGGACACCATCAACGCCTTTGACAACCACGTTGCCAGCGCCGCCAATAAATAGGCCAATCTCAGCATTCACCGGGTCTGTATCGCTTTTGGTGACAGCTTTAAACCTGGTCGGTATTAGTGTGTAATCGCTCATGCTGAATCCTTAAATCTTAGGGACATCTTGCCCATCGTTGGCAAATACGTTTCGCAGGTAGCGCACCTGTTTAATCGCTGATTGAATCGATACCAGCCTCTCAGGCGTGACATCGACCAAATCCATGCAGTAGCATGCATACAGGGCATCTAGAAGCGCTATGGCCTGCTCTGATGCGGCTGAGCCCGCATACTCGCGCATCGTCAGCGTGGTTTCTTTGAGGGTCTTGTGGGCTTGCTGGTCTTGAACCATGATTAGTTGCCCTGTAGCTCTTGTCGCTTCCATGCTTCGTGGTATTCCTGCCGGTCTTGCGCGGCTTTATCAACAGGGGCGGCGTTCGCAGGCTTAGTTGCATACTCTGCAATCTGCTCTGCACCCATGGCCTTACCGATCGCTGGTGCCCGTTTCGTTATAGGCGCAACGGCTTTTTCAACAGTGTTCATTTGCGATGCCAGCCGAAGAGTTGGCGGAGCCATCTGTGACCCCATTTTTGCCAACTTAACGCCCGGGATTAAGCTTGCAGCAGCCAGCGCAGCATCCTTCGAGCTGCCTCGATCAATGGCATCTGCGTAGTCTGCTATCGCAGCAATTTGCCCGCTCACAGGTAAGACCGCCAGTGCTGTGTATGCTGCCGGGTAGTCGCTCTTTAGCTGGCGATATGCGTCAAGTAAGCTCTTATCCATCAGTCAATCCTTTGGGTCTCAATGCCCTGATGCATGCCCTCTCGCGGGCCTTGCATAGGCGGTATCGGTTGCACAACTTGCTGCTGAACCGGTGGCCCACCAAGCTGGTTCATACCAGGATCGGGTGTCTTATCAACCCACCCAGCAGACTTCAGGATCTCGTCAGCCGCTGGTGCCACAAAGGGCGTTTGCGTCACAACACCACCAGCCTGAATCGCACTGAATGCAGCGCCAACCTTTTCAGCCGTTGCTTTGGCCTGGACCAGCTCAACTTCAGCCATGGCCTTGGCGGCTTGGGCAGTGAGTAGCGCCACCTTCTGTTGCAGCTCAGCCATTGCCAGTTGCATCTGTTGCTGCTGCATCTGTTGCTGCATCTGCACGGCCTGGTTGTTCTGCTCTGCCGCTACTTCTTCTTCGGTCTTAATGATGTCTGAAAGCTCATGGGCTTCAGCGCGTTGACGCAAGAGCTTGTCGCGCTTAATGAAGGGTGCGTCCATTGGATTGGCAACCATCTGAGAGAAAGCATCCAATTGCTGCGCCCGAACTTCACGCGCTACCAGGGATGATGTGCCACGCGCTTTCACGTCAAAATCACCCTTGATTGAGTTGTCCGGGTGAAATTGCATGTTCCAGCGATACAGCGCCTGAATGAATGGGGTTGTCACGCCATCATCCCAGCTACCGATTAGATCTTTGATCATGATGTTGGCAGCGCCCATCAGCATGGACATGCCTGAAGCCGTACCACCAGCGCCATTGCTGACGTTCTCGCCGGTCATGTACCGCGGGACCGCCGACACCTCATCCAGGTTCATCTCAAAGCGATCAGCCAGGCCTGCCAGGTTCTGCAAGTTGCTGGGCATCTCAATCGGGCGTACTGCAACCACACCAGGTTGTGACGAATTGCGCAGAAACACTTTCCACGGATGTAAATCAGTGGGGTCATCCATGTTGGACAACAGGCCTAGGTTCACTTCAGCCATTGGGCCAGATGTAATCCCTGCGTTGTCCAGCATCATGCGAGTCGATGCATTCAACATCGTCTGATCGTCACGCAGGATCGTTGCCAGGCCATCGCCAAAGATCGATGTCTCGTCTTTGTCCAGGTAGTAGATGTGATAAGGCCACGTCACGCCGTTGATTGGCTGCAAAACCGCCTTGATCACTTCGCCATTGGGTAAAAGCCACACATTTGAGAAGAACGACTCATGAACTCGGTCATCTTCGACCTCGGTGCCGATAGATTTAAGCTCTTCGCCTGTCAACCAGCCCCAACGCTCCAGGATCTCGTACTTGCCATCGGTCACGCCCTGTGTTTCGATGCGTTCGCCGATCAATTTCAGCTCGTTGTCGATGTACTTCACCGTTGTCTGGCCTTCGGGGCACGACTTCAGGTAGTTCAAGATCAAATCACGCGCAAAACTCTTGCGATCTGCCAGTTCTGTAAGGTCTGAGCGCGTCATTTGATGGCGCTCATAGACATAGCGGCACTTCGACAGCTCGTCAGCACCCATGTCTGGGTAAAAACGCCATATCGGGACGTAGTCGATGAATGGCACCACATAGGATTCAGACTTCTCGGCCCACTTGCCGTTCTCATGGACGAAAGTGGACCGAATACGGCGCTCTACCAGCGGTCCTTTGATGATCCCAGTGCCAAATAGATGGCCCGAATGGATCGCCATCTTGCAAATCTTTTTGTACCCGGTCTCGTTGAGCTGGTCATCAATCACCTTAGACATCTTCTTAGCTGATGCGCGGCACAATTTGACCAACTGCTCATCGACCATCTCTTTGGTGATCGGCTGGGCTGGACCACCTTGCTTAGCCGCCTCAGTCATCATCTGGCGCAAGCGCTCAATCACCGCCTGACGCATCTGCTCAGGCACACTGGGTACGGGTGTCGAATCGACCTCCCAGTTCTTATCGGATCCACTGGGAAACAGCAAATCTTCAACACGCGAATCAACCGTCTTAACCTTGACGCGGGTCTTGCGAACGAATGCTTTCGACCGGCTTGGCCCAAGAGCGTTCAATACTTCAGGGTCGTATTGACCACGGTACTGACGCAGGTCTTTTAACCAGCGCTCTTCAGTCAACCGGCGCTCGCTCTCGGCCTTGGCGAACTCCATCAGTAGCCTGGCACCCAATGCGCCCAGGATCACGGCCGGATGGCCTGCAAGGGCCTCCCGTGAAGCCATTGCGTATTGGATGTCGTTGTTCATTGGCCTGCCGCTGCGCCTGCCGCTGCGGCTGTCATGAATTTATGAAACAGATTCGGTTTAGCCGGACCTGGCTCAGTCACCGGGTGAAGCTTGGCAGCGCCAGCAATGACGGCCGCATTCATATCACGGTCCTTCTCGCGCATGCGCTGCATGATGCCTGGGCGCTTCTCAAGGACTGGGTTAACCTTGGTCTCTGGCTTGGTCTCGGTGATGATCGGGGCGGGTTTGACGGGCGCTTTAACTTCGGCTTTCGGCTTCGATTCGCCAGCCATTGCAGTCGAGTACCAGCCTGTCTTTTTGCCTGTTGGATCTACCCAGTGAAACTTGCCTTTAGCCATTGCTTCTGGATTTTTGCGAGCCGCTGCGAACTCCTCTTTGAATGTCTTGGCCGGTGCAGTCATGCCGCGATCTACAACTGCCTTTGCTTCAGCCGCCTTAGCATCATCCACAGCTACTCGCGCAGGCACCATCTTTGCATCATCCTGGTGCTCCTGGGCCGCGGCTGGGACATCGTCCTTTGTGCTATTGTTAAACGCATCTTTGAAGTCAGCCATATCCTTGATAGGATCACTACCTTGGTCTTCTGCTTGATATTCATCTTTGTTTGTTGCAAGGCCCATGATGGCTCCTGGTTGAAGTTAACCCGGCACCCGGTGCCGGTTTAGATTTACTACCAAAAGAAGTCCGTACCCGGTACGGAGTTCTTTAGTAACCTGCGCTTGTTGCTGCCTGTTTTGGCGCTCGGTAGATGGCGTAAGCGGTTGATTGATTGGCAATGGGCTCAGCCATCGTCAACGCCAGTGCGTCCGCTCCATCGCTGGACCGTACCCCCCGCTTTTTCATGTCGTCCTTCTTCTCCAGCAACTTGCGCCCATTACTGGATACCTTTGGCTGCGGAGCTGTCAAATCACTGATCAGCGCGGCGTTGTTCGGGATCCTGCAAGGCTGGTCATCAAACCACTCTTTCATGGTCCACCACATCTCAGCCCGCTTGTTCTCGTATCGCTCGTGATCATTGGCCCGGGTTGCTGAATTCACCCCGATAACGGGCACATTCAGCTCTTTGAGCCTGTCAAACACGCCAGCGCCTAGTCCACCCTTGTCAACGAAGATCGCGGCTGGCAGCATCTCTTTGGCGTACTCTGCGAGCTTGCCTGCGATCTGCATCGTGTCCAGGCCGTTGTGATACTCAAGGCGGTGACAGACTCGACCACGCCTAAAGGCGATCGCCGTTCTATCTGCGTCATTCATGCCGTCACCCGCTGGGTCACAACCAATGATCAGTGGCGCTGATGGATCTCTGTAATCACTGTTCACAGCAGCCATCACGGACATTGGACTGATCAGCGGATTAAACGAGCTGGTGACAAACGCATCGGCTGCGCAGCACGGGAATTCTTGGTTAAAAAGCCACTCATATCCATCGCCATAGCTGCTGATCTTGTTTCTGCGCCATTGCAGTTGGCCGTTGTCTAAACCATAGGTTTCAGCCAAGGTGACCTCTTCGGCGGTCAGTGTGAAGTCTGTTTTTAACTCTGCCCGGTATTCATCAGACCAGAACCAAGGCACAAATATCTGGATGAAGTCGCCATGACCAGACTCAGCAGACTGCCACAGCAGGTGAAAGCTATTGCCAATACCGTTCGCTGTGGATTCGATAACAAACTCAGAGCCATCGACATCACCAATGGTGTTGCCCAGGCCAGCCAAATGCTGCTGCGGATTGCGCCAGAACCCATACTCAGAAGCATGGATCAATTGCGCAGTGTTGCCGCGACCAACATCGTCAGTGCCAGCTGTGGCAAGCTTGTAGCCAGCATCGATGGCAGCGAAGATCAGCTCTTTGGCATTTGATGCCCTGGTGCTCGGTGCCATTGGATTGTGAGACTGGTAACGCTTAACCATCTCAAACAGGTTGGTCGTTGCTTTATCTTCATGCGCCACAATGAAAGCACTTCGAGCCCACATTGAAACCTGGTGGTAGAAGCGAGCGCCAATGAGAGTAGATAGCCCAGCCTGTCTGCCTTTAAGGATCAGCGCCCTGACTTTGCCGGTCTTTTGCTTCTGGCTCTCAAGCATGTCATGCACATGCTGCTGAGACCGATTCAGCACAAACGGCACCACTTTGCCTTCTTTGTTTTTGATT